TTCTGGCGCTGAATGGACCATTAAGAGATTGAAAACTCTTAAAGTGGACATTCTAAGGCTACGTGAAGGCCTACCACTTCTCAATACGTTTCGTAAGAATCGTAAAGGTGAAGTTAGTGGCATTCTCGGAACTCTTCTTAGATTCTCATTGAAGAAAGATTGCTTTGGTAAGGCAATCCAGGCTTCAATGATATATTCAGTCTTTAAGTTTGAGTCTTTGACTCAATCTCAAGCTGAAAAGTTTAAGAAGGCCATAAGCGCAAAGAAGCCTGTTATACAGTCTTCTTTCCTGAAGGCCCTTGGCAGGGCTATTCAGTCGAACTTTGGTCGTATCCCGATTGCCAGAAACAAGGAGATTTCACTCCTTTGTTATCGTGGTTCTCCCTCGAAATTTAAGCCGAGATTACTCTCGACAGATTGGGGCCTTTCAGGTCACAATCGTATTTCAAGGAAACAGGATGAGGATGTTCTCAGCAATGCTGAGTACTTTCTTGATCCTCGTCACGTTCCATTATACTTTGAATACAAAGATCTTTACGATCCTGTATTAAAAGGTTTAAATGGTATCACTGATAAAATCAGTGAAATGGGTACCTGGTACTCACGTGAGAGCCTGGAACAGATAGAGGGTGGAGAAATCCACTTCCTACAAGAGCAAGGAGGCAAACTGCGAAGTATTGCTTCCCCACATCTTGTTCATCAATTGGCCTTGAAGCCTCTTGGTGATTCGATCTATTCTGTTGTACAAACCTTACCTTGGGATTGTACGTTCAATCAATCGGGACCGTTCTCGATTCTCCAGACACATCTGTGTGAAGGCCATACTATACATAGTATTGACTTAAGTTCTGCCACTGATTATTTCCCATTGGAAATACAGATGACAGTACTAAGAGCTCTTTTTGGGAATGTTGCGGATTTACGGCTTTTCGAAGCAATAAGTACGTCAACATGGCGTGCTGAGGATAAGAAATTACCCTTAACACTCCGATGGGAACGTGGCCAGCCCTTGGGATTATACCCAAGTTTTGGTACGTTTACCCTTACCCATGGTTTGCTCTTATGGTTTCTTAATGACTGTGAACATAAGGAGAAATTCTATGTTCTCGGTGACGATGTAGTGATCCTTGATAACGATCTCTACTACCGTTACATTAAGTTCCTCACAGAGATGGACTGCCCATATTCTAGAGATAAATCAATCTCTGGATCGCAAATTTGTGAATTTGCGGGAAAGATCGTCACTTCTACTCAGGTTATTCCTCAGTATAAGTGGCGGGAAGTTTCTAACGATAACTTCCTTGATATCTGTCGTCATTTGGGCCGTCGTAGTCGATCACTGTTGTCACGTAGGCAGCAAATAATTTTTGATAAGTTAGAGCATTGTACTCTACCTTATGGTCTCAACTTCTCTTATCCAGGTTCAAACCTAGTTAAGATGCAAGAAGATACCGATAAATTATTTTCTACTACTGACTCTGTGGTTGGCTCCATGATGGGCCTATCTAGTACTATTCATCGTAATGTATACGGTGATAAGCACTTCCTGAATCCGAATAGCCTCGTCTCAATGGACGAAGTATTGAAGATTCTTGAAACCTTCGACGAGAAGGTTAGATCAGTCCTCCTCAAGGTTCTATCTAAGAACCTTGTGTCGACGTTCCTAGTCTTCCTCAAAGACCTAGGAGGTTTGTCAGGAG